CACTAACGGTGTTCGTGCATTTGAAATTTCTGGTAGTACTGTAGCAGCTTCTGGTTCAGGATATGTTACTCCAAGTACACAAATCAGTGATTTCACTCAAATTAACGGATACAGTCTTGAATTTTTTGTATCAGGTGGTACAACATTACAAGTAACTCAAGCAATTGCTACACCATTGGTAGTATTCTACAACAAGTCTACTAACTTCCAAACTCGTGGTGACTTTGAAGATGCTCCAGCAGATACTCCAGCTCCATTCTCTAATCCGAATGCTGCTAACTCTGGTTCTATTGTAATCCCTGAGATCAATGTACAAATGAAGTCTGAGACTATTTCTGCTAAAACTCGTAAGTTGAAAGCACAATGGACTCCTGAATTTGCACAAGATTTGAATGCTTATCATAGCTTAGATGCTGAGGCTGAATTAACTGGTATGTTATCTGAGTACATCTCTTTAGAGATTGATTTAGAGATCTTAGATATGTTAATTGAGAACGCTCAAACAACTGCTAACTGGTCAGCTCAAATCGGAAATCAAATCAATTCTGCTGGTACAGCATACACAAGCAACACAGCTGGTGCATACTACAACCAAATGTCTTGGTTCCAAACTTTAGGTATTACTTTACAAGCGGTATCTAATAAGATTCATCAATTAACTTTACGTGGTGGTGCTAACTTCTTAGTTTGTTCTCCAACAGTAGCTACTATCTTGGAATCAATTCCTGGATTTGCAGCTGATTCTGATGGTGCAGCAGATTCTATGAAGTATGCATTTGGTGTACAAAAGATTGGTGCTTTGAATAGTCGTTACAAGGTTTACAAAAACCCTTACATGACTGAGAACACTATCTTAATGGGCTTCCGTGGTAACCAATTCTTAGAGACTGGTGCCGTTTACGCTCCTTATGTACCATTGATTATGACTCCTTTAGTGTACGATCCAAATACCTTCACTCCAAGAAAAGGTATCATGACTCGTTACGCGAAGAAGATGATCCGTCCTGAGTTCTATGGTAATGTTTACGTTGCTAACTTAAATGTAGTAAGTGTAACCAACTAAGAGATCTCAATTTAGGAATAAAAAAGAAGCCGGCCCGTAAGCCGGCTTTCTTTGTTTTATACTATTTATTTAAAATAGTTCTATATGGCATTAGAGGTTCAACCAAAAAAGAAACCAAAAGGTCCAATCAAGTTTCAAATCCAGTTAAATGAAGAGCAAAAAGCAGTTAAATCTGCGATTCTAAGCAATGTTATAACAATAGTTACGGGACAAGCAGGATCGGGTAAAACTTTAGTGGCATGTCAGGCAGCTTTAGATAGCCTTTTTACAAAGGAAGTTGAGCGTATAATTGTAGCTAGGCCAGTTGTTACAGCGAAGGAAGATATTGGATTTTTGCCCGGTAATTTGAAAGATAAACTAGATCCTTACATAGCACCTATATACGACAATCTATATAGACTATATGACAAGGCAAAAATAGATAGCTTGTTTATAGAAGGCAAAATAGAGATTATTCCATTTGCTTTTATGAGAGGTAGGAACTTTTCAAATGCGTTTATCATCTTAGATGAAGCGCAAAATGTTACGGATTCACAGATGGAGATGGCAATTTCTAGACTTTGTGAAGGTTCTAAAATGGTTATAGTTGGTGACATTGGTCAAATTGATTTAAGAGAGAGAAAAGATTCTGGATTGATTTATTTAAATAAAGCAGTTCCAGGTGTAGTTCCAGGAGTAACATCTATTCACTTAAGTCAAAACCATAGACACCCAATCGTAGAACAAGTGATAAATGTGTATAAACAAATAAGAAATTAATGTCAAATCCAATCATATACGACGGTAGTCCAGGCCCAATTTCAGGATCAACTCCATTTGGATTCTATGATAATGACTTACAATTCCAAAGTGATGGACCTAAAGTAGCCAACTATTGTGCTAGAAAATTAGGGTATCCAGTACTCGATGTCGAACTTAATGATTTAAACATATATGCATGCTTTGAAGAGGCTGTTTCTGTGTATGCAGAAGAGCTTTATCAATTAAAGATTAAAGATAATTATCTTACTTTAGAAGGTCAACCAACATCTTCTCTACTTAACAATACTGTTGTATCTCCGAACTTAACTAACTTATTAAACATATCAGAAACTTATGGTCAACCAGCTGGTGTTGGTGGATTTGTAAGCTGGAAGAGTGGTTCTTTGACTTTAACTGGAAGCCAGCAAAATTACGATCTTTACGATTGGGCAGTCAATACTCAAGGAATGAATCCCAATGATAGAATAATTATTCAGAGAGTAATGTATCAAGCACCTCCTGCCAATTATTTCTATGGATATGGTGGTTATTATCCACAATTAGGTGGAGCTGGTGCATGGCCAAGTGATTGGGGTGGATACGGTGCAGGTGGTATGTATGGCAGTGGTGCTAACAGTGTTACCATCTATCCTGTGTATTGGGATATTGAAAGAATCCAAGAGATAGAAATGGCAAATACAGTGCGTTTACCAGCCTACAGCTTTGAATTAATAGGAACTAATATTAGAATTTTTCCAATACCAGGATATGGAGGTGCAATATCTTTACAGTATACTTTCCAATCTGACTTAATGAGTTTGACTGAGAATAGTCCTTATGGAGCTAACCAAGGATTGGTAGCAAATGCTTCTATGGCACCTTATGGTAACATTACTTATACTCAAATAAATCAACCAGGTAAGCAATGGACTAAGGAGTATACTGCTGCTTTAACATCTGAATTACTAGGTCTTGTGAGAGGAAAATATCAACAAGCTGTTGTACCAGGATCTGAAGTAACATTGAACTTTTCTGACCTTATAGCAAGAGGTCAAGCAAGACAAAAAGAATTAAGAGACATCCTAAGGTTAGACTTAGAGGATATGTCAAGACAAAAACAATTAGAACGAAAACAATCTGAGAATGATTCACTTAACAGCACGTTAGTAAACATTCCGATACCAATATTTATAGGATAGTATGGCATTATTTGGAACAGTACGAGACGCATTAACACTAACAGGAGTAGCTTCTGAGTTTGTGAATAATGTTATTACGCAACAAATAGGATACTATTCTGTTTACCTTCCTGATACACCTTCAAATGTGTATGGTGAAGGTTTAGTTAAACAATATATCGGACCAATATTAATTAACTGTTTAATTGTAAGAGGAGATTTTACAACTAGAAATGGTGATTTTGGACCTGATACTTTTAGAACAGTTGCTTTTAGGTTTTTGAAAGTAGATTTGGAATACGCTAACGTTGTACCTGAAGTAGGTGACGTTGTCATGTATAATGAAGGTTATTACGAAGTAGACAATGTAAATGAAAACCAACTCTTCTTAGGAAAAGATCCAGCATATGCGTATTCTGAAGGTCTTAATAAATTTGGAGCAAGTTTTTCTATTATTGTTAATACTCACTTAGCTGAACCAGAAAGATTCGGAATACAACCACAAAGATTGTAATATGCAACCAGGAATACAACAGGTACGACCAAAGACTAGGCAGGAATTTATGGACAAGCTAATTGTCCCTACTGATCCTACGTATGGTAATCCTAATTTAGTATTCTCAGAGCCTTTTAAGCCTGGTCAACCAGAAATTAACAGAGCATACGAAACAAGTTTTAGAAATGATCCAGAGCCTAAAAAACTTTCTATAGGTCTTCAAGATATTGATGAAGCTGTAATGTACTATTTTGAAAAGCATCTTCAATTAAGAGTTTATCAGAACAATGATACAATACTTGTACCAATAGTTTACGGAAAACCAGAAAAGTGGAGTTCAGTACAACAAGATGGATATTATAGAGATGCTCAGAGTAAAATAATGACTCCACTCCTAATGTTTAAGAGAAGATCAATTACTCAAAATAGAGCGCTTGGAAATAAAATAGATGGTAATAGTGCTCACAATGTACAACTTTTTGAAAAGTCTTATGTAAGAGGAAACATGTATGATAACTTCCACGTACTGCAAAATCAAAAACTACAAAAAGAATATGCTGTTGTAGTTACACCTGATTATGTTACAGTAGAATACGAATGTATTATGTGGACTAACTATGTTGAGCAAATGAATAAATTAATTGAAGCAGTCAACTATGCTTCTAATTCTTATTGGGGAGATCCAAATAGTTTTAAATTTTTAACTAAAATGGAATCTTTCACAGATGCACAGACTTATGATTTTGGGGAAGATAGAGTTGTTAGGACAAACTTCAATATGACTTTAAATGGTTACTTAGTTCCAGATTCAGTAAATGCTGCATTAGCACAGTTATCGAGTAAAACTTACAATATTTGTAAAATAGTATTCAGCACAGAACAAGCAATATGAGTAACATAAACGACATTATAAATCAAGTAAACCATCTTACAGGATATAGATTGGACCCGGTAACTTTGAATGTATCATCGTCAGCTCCAGCTGGTACTATAGATACTATGGGTATTTATCCTGGTAGTGTCATTAAGTCTAATCAGGTCTTAAATATTATAAATGCTCTTAATGGTACAACTTCTGATTTTATTATTGTATCAGGAAGCTTTGCTTTGCCTTCTATTACAGGCAGCCAATCATTAGTAGTTTCAGGTGGTCTTGTTTATGGAGCTCAAACAGTAGGAAGTGCTTCTTATGCAGTAAGTGCTTCTTTACCTTTGGATGGTATTACATCAGCTTCTGTAGCAAGTACTACGGTAACTTTTTATAAAGGAGATGGATCATCTTTTAGTATTAATGTTGCTCAATCTGGTTCGATAGAATCATCTTCTTATGCTGTATTTGCACAAAATACTGCAACTGCTTCAGTAGCTATTACTTCTTCGTATGCTTTAACAGCTTCTTTTGTTGCAACAGCATCATCAGCAATAACTTCTTCATATGCAATAAACTCATCTTTAGCTCAAACAGCTTCTTTTGTAACTTTAGCTCAAACAGCAAGTTTTGTAAATTTAGCAAAAAGTGCTTCATTTGCATTAACTGCTTCTTATCTTAACGGTTCAATATCTTCTTCAATAAGTTCTTCATATGCTACGTATGCACAAACGTATGCACCAGTATTTCCTTATACAGGGTCTGCTCTTATTTCAGGAAGCTTACAAGTAATAGGTCAAACTCAATTATCAAGTAGTTTAGGAGTAACTGGCTCTGTAGGGTTTAGTTATTTAAAAGCAACAGATAATATAGGAGTATGGAGCGTAGGTAATCCTTTAAACTTTCCTAGATATAATTTAGCAGGAGCAGGAACACAAGCAGCTGCTTTAGCATTTGGTGGAAATTCTTCAGGTAGTTCAGTAGGAGCAACAGAAACTTATAACGGATTTTCATCAGTATGGTCTACGAACCCAAACGTAATGACTTACGGAAGAGAGCTTTTAGCAGGTTTTGGTACTACAGGTGCTGCAGTAGCTGCAGGTGGATATATTTACAATCAACCTTCAGGTTCAAATTTAAGCTATACAGAAACTTATGATGGAAACGTCTGGACAAATGGTAATAATTTAAATACTGGTAGACAAGCTTTAGCAGGAGTTGGTACTCAAGCTGCAGGATTAGTATTTGGTGGATATAATGGTGTAAATCCACAACTTGTAACAGAAAAATATAGTGGATCTATATGGTCAGCAGCTGGCAACTTAAGTACTGCAAGAGGTTATTTAGCAGGAGTTGGTACACAAAATGCTGCTTTAGCAATTGGTGGAACTAATGGCTCTATCTTGGCAAGTACTGAAAGATATAATGGAACAACTTGGTCAACAGTAGGTAATTTAAACGTAGGTAGATATAGCTTAGCAGCAGCAGGAACTACAACCGCTGCTGTAGCGTTTGGTGGGTTTAGTGGTAGCGCTTTGACAAGTACAGAAGAGTATAACGGAATTTCTTGGGCTATTGCAAATCCTTTGAATAATGCTAAAACAAATTTAGCAGGAGCTGGTAGTAAAACAGCTGCTTCAGCATTTGGAGGAATAAGTGCAGTTGGATACACAGAATTTTATAATCCACAAACAGTTAGGCTATTAACAAAAACCTTTGATTATTCAGCAGAAACTGGCAACATAACAGCAACAGGTTCATTATTTGGTACATCTTCTCATGCCGTTTATGCTTTAAGTGCTTCTTATGCATTAACTGCTTCTTATTGGGGAGGTGTTCAAGGTCCTAAAAGTATTACAGGTAGTTTGGTAATATCAGGTTCACAAACATTTATAAATATAGGTCCTGCAAGATTATCAGGTAGTACATATATGACTGGTAGTTTAGATGTAGTTGGACCTGCAACAATACCTAATATTACAGGTAGTTTATTTGGTACTGCATCAGTTGCAATAACTGCTTCTTATTTTAGTGGATCAGCCCAAACTGCAATAAGTTCTTCATATGCATTAAGTTCTTCTTACTCGGTAACTTCTTCTTTACCACTTCAAGGTATTATAACAGCATCTATTGCTGCTAGTACAATTACTTTTAGAAAGGGTGATAATACTACATTTGATATTGTCGTTTCTCAATCTGGATCTGTAGAGTCGGCTTCTTATGCAACTTATGCAGCAACTGCCGGCACAGCTTCTTACGCTTTAACAGCTTCATACGTATTACAAGCAATAAGTGCTTCTTATGCACTAACATCTAGTAGAGCAATAACTGCTTCTGTTGCAATATTAGCTGATTTTGCTACTTCAGCAGGAAACACACCAAGTGCTTCTAGAGCAACAAGTGCAGCTACTGCAGATAGTGCAACAAGTTCTTCTTACGCAAGTACAGCTAGTACATCAGTAAGCTCTTCTTATGCATTAACAGCTTCTTACGCTTTAAATGTTTCTAATACAGCTTCCTACGCACTAACAGCTTCTTATGTTACTGTAGCTCAAACAGCTTCTTATGCAGAAACAGCCCAAACTGCTAGTTATGTAACAAATGCAATAAGTGCATCATACGCAACTACTTCTTCACTTTCATTA